ACTCCTACCTCTAACTGTCTCTTACCACCAGCAGCTGTGGCAGCACCTGTAAATGCTATGTATTCTGTTATCTTGTTGTTGACGTTGTTTGGTATTGCAACACCACCTACAAATCCAAGATTAGATCCAGTTCCTTGTCCAAATGCTCTTGTTTTTAAATTATTATCTGTAGATGATAACCATACATTTCCTTGGAATGGTGCACCAATAGGATTACCATCACTGTCCCCCTCAAAATATGTTCCTAGTGGTGATGTAGTTCCACCTGGCACTGAGGTTCCTTCCTGTTGTGCAAAATATTGTACATATATTCTTCCACTACCACCATCAGTTCCTTGTCCACCACCTTGACCAGGTGCTTGTAATGATACAACAACGTCAGTTTCTATTCCTGATCCAAATGATATAGAAGCATTAGCACCTTGTCCACCAGCACCACCAACTTGATCCCAATAGTTCTGAGTATATGAGTACTGTATTTTTACATATCCTTTTTCTGATGGTAATGCACCATTAGAATCTGCATTTACACTTGAGAAATATCCTGCTCTGACTGCAGAAATACCTTCTGAACCAGCAGTACCACCACCATTACCATTATGTCCGACACCCGCTTGTCCACCTTGTCCACCTGGCGTTGAGTTAATGATACCGCAAGCAGCACCACCACCTCCACCACCACCAGCAGAGCATCCACCTTGAGATCCACTACCACCATTAGCAAAGTCTATTGCTCCTCCTATTGTAAGAAGTGACTGTGCAGGTCCTGTAGCGTCACCACCAGGATAACAACCATCAACAGTTCCACCACCGTTGTTACCACCACCTGATCCACCGCCACCACCTCCACCGCCAGCACCAGCGATGAGGATTCCATTGTAGAATAGACCTGAGACACTACCACCTGATCCTGCGGTTGCACCATTACCCCATGCACCTCTACCACCAGCACCAGATATAGTTCCAGTAGCACCAAGCACACCAGGATTTCCACCATCTGGTTCATATCCTGTACCAACACCACCTGGCCATGGAGGTCCCCATGGTTGTCCTGTAGCAGGGTCATTACCTGTTGTTCCTCCACCTGATGTTCCTGATCTCCTGTTGAAACCAACATTACCACCATTTCCTAGTTCCCAACTTAATGTTCCAGTCTGTGCTTCAAGAACACCACTTATTCTTGCACCTCTACCACCATATCCACCAAGTGCACCACTTCTACCTGATAGTGCTGTTGGCCAACCTGGCCATTGTCCTGTACATCCAGAGTTTGCGTTAGCATTACCAGGACCTCCACCACCACCAGAGATCTCAACTGCAATAGTTCTACTTACTTCATTGACTAGTAATGTTGGTATTTGCCATGATCCATTTGTTGTAAATACTTCTTCTGGTTGTGAACCATTTATAGTTTTTGTCTGTGCTGTACCATTTCCACCTGTGGTTTCTGCTCCTGCCTGTGATGCTGATACACCTCCACCTAAAACATCATTGCCACCAAGACCTGGTATACCACCAGCTTGTCCATCTTGTCCATCTACCCAACCTATATTAAATCTACTGTCATCTAATAATACCTGTGGAACTTCAATTGTTCCTCCAACACCAGCTGCTCCTCCGTTAGCACCTGATTGTCCACCAGTACCACCTGTAACTCTAATAGTGTAGAAATTACCATCAACAGTTATACCAACTTCTGCATATCCACCATCTGTACCATTGTTGTCACTATCTGAACCACCACCGCCAGGTGCAGCGATAGTTATTACACATCCATCAACTTGTCCCTGTTGTGGACTTGGTTTTAATACTGTTGTTCCAGCAGTTCCAGTAAAAGTACTCTCTTGTATTGCAATAGTATTACCTGGCACTGTAAATGTTTGTTCTTTACCACCTACAGTTGTGTTCTGATCAACAACATATATTCTTGGTGGCACTACAATCTCTGTCTCAGCAAAATAACCATTTGCTAATTTAACATTTATACTTGCTCCACCAGCAGTTGCTTGTGTAGGAGTTTCTCCATCTCTTGGTAATACATTAAAGTTAGTAAGACTAAATCCATCTGCTACAATAGTAAAGTTACCAACAAATTCTGATGGAGAAGCATTACTTACAGTTACAATATCACCCACTGATAAGTTATGGTTACCATCTGTATTGACTGTTATAAATCCACTATTAGAATCATATGTTACTGAGGTAACAATTATAGTTGCAGACTCTGATACCATGTATTGATATTGTCCAGCACCAGTATCTGATAGTGTTTCACCAATGCCATTAGTGTTACCATATGTTGCTGTCTGTGCATTTTGTAATGGCACACCAATCAGACCATGTGAATGACCTAATGCACCACCAGCAGATCCATTTGGTTCAAATAAATTGACGTTTGCTCTACTACTAATATAAGTTACAGCAAACTTATCAACAGGAGTACCACTTAACTCTACAAGTTTTGTTTCATCAACCTCTACTGATAATATTCTATGACTGTGTGTAGGAGGGAATGGAAAAACATAATCACTCATAGGACCTACTCTATATTTGACAGATCCTGTTAGATATGCTGGAATATCTGATGTAATTTGATTGTATCCTGTACTTTTTACGTCACCAATAACAAAGAACTCACCACTATCAATTAGTGTTTCTTTAGGAATATACCATGAACCACCAGTTTGTCCAACGAAGTTGTTGATTGCATTCTCTGGTGTTGCTGTTCCTGCTCCGTTGACGTTACCAAATCCAAGTATCTTTCTTTGTCTATAATCTGGTAAAGCAAAAGTTCCAATATTATATGGAAAATCTGAAAATGTAAATGATTTTTGTATGATGATCTCAGGATGTGAAATTCCTGCTCCAGTAAAATCAATCAAATAATTTGCTGGATTGACAGTAGATATGTCAACTGTATCAGGAAATCCTATCTCATATGTAAACACATTATTGAACTGATAAGGAGAACTAGATGTGTCCTCTGATGGTTCTAGTAACGAATAAAATGTTTCTTGATCAAATACACTGGATGTTCCAAATGCACCAAATGGATTTGTTATTAAATTATTGAATCTAAACACTGCACCATATGGATATGGTCTTTTTACATTTACTTTATTGTTGCTAGAATCCCAATAAAATTTAAAAAATAACTTATTATTCTGGATGAATGATGCTTGTAATCCGCCAGGTTGGTTTGCTTGAGTCTTTGTAACTGATGCAGAACCACCATATCTATTTTGTATAATACTGTATAACTCTGGGTAGTCACGAATCTTTAACTCTTTACCGTCACAATATAAATGCTGTGGGTATGTGTACTCAGGTTCTTGTGATGCTAAGTTAACATCTGCAAAGACAGGAAGAATTGTTCCGACAGGAGAGTGGTTTCCAGTCTTATCGGAATAATAATTAGCGTATGAATTCCTGTATGTTGCCATTTTAATATTTAATTAAAAATTCTTGAACTAGAAATGGTTGTATATAACCATCTGCTTTATTTTGCTCATTAACATCTATCTGAATTGTAGATGTTATCTCATCAGCAGGGATGTATGTTGGTTGTGTTACAACAAAAAAGTTATGTGGATCCTGCTCAAAAGGCATGAAATGTTTGTGTATACAGTCTCTACCAAACTCTTCTACGTCAGTAACTGTATTATTAAGAGCAGCAAAAGCAGGGGTGTCTGCCTGTGAGTCAAATGGCACTTGAGTTGCTTTACTTACAAGTGCTGGTGTATAGTTTGCTCCTAATTTTTGATGAGTTGGTGGTTGACTACCTGTTGCCTGAGCATAATCATTGTATGCATTACAATTTGAAGGACCTACGTTACATTTAGGTCCTGTTTTACAGGTCATATCTCCTTGATATGGCATATTTCCACAAAATCCTGTTTGTGGTGCTGTTCCCTCTGGAGAATACATCGGCCACCCTAACTGAGTACCATTACTATTACATCCAAATTGATAAAACTGTCCTGTTGGTGTACCACTTCCATCTGGATTTAATATAGGAATATCGCCAGGTACAAGACACTGACCAGTATCTTCAAATGTACAACCATTCCAACATCCACCATAATACTCATAAGTTTCCTGAGACGGACCTCCAACCAAGAAAGTAAAGCACTGATTTGATTTGTTTCTGTTAGGCATCAAGGCAGCAACAAATTTAGATGCTGCTGCTTTGCATAATGGTTGAGTAGTATTGTCTGCCCACGATGATATGCATAATGTAGACTTAGATTTGTATGAGTTTCTACCAAACAAACTAAATTCACTCGTAGGTGATGCAGTTCTAGATCTCTTACCATCATGGAAATGAGCATGTGGTTGGAATGCTGTGTGTAATACTTCTGTTTCCTCTGTGTAGTTACCACTGGATCTAGCAAAACCAGGTTGTCCTGTTATCTCAATGGTTTGTGATGGTAAAAAGAAATTACCTTGATATTGTACCTCAAATGATGTACCTATGTTACTACTAACTTCTAATCCTACACCAGCTTTAGTTATCTCTTGCTCTGAGTCATTCAATAGATATGTGTCTTGATAATCTCCTAAGTTTGCACCAAATGATGTCTTAGTAGATTTTGCACTAAGATCTGGTACTTGAAATTGATTGTCAAGTAAAGTTGTATCTGGTTTTTTATATCTACAATTAGAACCTACACCTAATATAGCAGCAAGTTCTGGAAAATTTTCTGCTAGGTAAACTGAACCATCACATCTCAAATAACCAGCAGGAAGAGTTTGGTATACCAAAAGGTCTGCAGGATCGTTTGATGTCAATTGATTTGACCAGTTTATAATAGAACCAGTAAGTGTCCCTAGTTTTCCTTTTTCTTTTGAATATAATACTGCCATTAGTATGCTCTGATGATATACAATACGACCAAGGATGGTGTGTTAGGATTTATCTGTACACTCAATGCTCTGTCAACATTTATAGGTTCTATGTTTCCAGTAGTCATATTATTTATGAGTATAGTGTTAGGTATATTCATTTGTCCATTGGTCATTGTTATGTCAATGGTAAAATGATTGTGTGATCCTAATGCTGGATCAGTAAAAGCATCACCAGTATGGTTTAGTGTTACAGGATATGGAAAGTCCCTACCAGCTGCTGTGTCAGGTGCACCATAATAATCATTTGGATCTGTAACTGGAGGAGTTGCACCACCACCTCTTCTTGCTAATGGAACTTGATCTGATTTGTAATAATTAGTTTGTCCTAGATATGTGCCAGGTGGTGGGAATGGTGCTGTAACTGCTGCTTGCTGTACCTGTGACACACATGAGTTGTTATCTGCATATCCACCAGCACCAGGTGCACCAGTTGTTTGTCCATAACTTGGAATATTTCTATCAATGCTTGGTACTAATGGTATAACATCAGATGATGAACCAAAGTGTTTATGATTATCACATGTAACTAATGATGTTGCTGCAGGGTCATATGCTGTCCAGAAAACTTCACCTGTGTCAAATCTATCTGCTAATGGTTCTGCGTTAGAATAACCTACATCTGATCCTGTTGAATATTCATTTCCTTGAGTCTCAAAATATCCTGCTTCAAATAGACCTACATAAGCACCACCTAATTCTACAGATGGATATACAGTACCATCTGATGGTCTTGGATGTGTATGTGTTGCAGTATGTTCAACACCTAGTTTTCTAGGTATGGTTCTAATAGTATCAAAGTATGATGGTTCTTCAAGAGTAATACCTTTTATTTTTCCTGATAATTCTGCTGCTGGATCTGTTATAAACTCTGCATCAATATATGACAATACATTTGTTAATGGTTGATTGCCTTCAAATCCGTTTTTAGAAACATATTGACCTATGACACTTAATTCTACACCTGTCAACAAGTTTCCTTCTAGGTCAATTGGAACTGTCTGGTTTAAAGATGGTAAATTAAATACATCGTCGTCATTATAACTTGGATATGAATTAGATATACCAACAAATGGTTGTCCAGTCTCCACTACAGGACCGTATTCATTGCCTAGTATTTGTGCAAGAATAGGATAATCTTTTGCTTTAAGTTGAGCACCATTGCATACTATCCAACCTTTTGGTATTGCATCAGCAACCAACGCTGAGTCGCTTGTACTACCAGTCCATGGCATGATTGTACCAACTGGACTGGCTTTCTGTGCTTTTATACGGTTGTAACTTGGCATTTATTATACCTCCATTAACCACCAACCTTGTACGCTGGTTGGGATGCCTATTTGATTATTACTATCAACTGCTCCAAGATATATTAATGCAAATCCTGCATTTGGTGTTTGAACTACGAGTTCACCAGATGGATAAGGTGTTATTCTATCTCCAAATAGTGTTCCAAGTGCATCACCCTGTATTGGTGTGCCACTTGTCTCAGGAGTTCTGATGACTAGTGTGGTATCGTATTTCAAGTTACCACCTACATCAATCATTCTTACAATATCACCAGTTTTTGGTGCTGCTGGTAGTGTAACAATTAATGTCTGTGTATTCTGAACATTGACCATGTAAACTATGTTTGCAATCAATGTTAGATCTGCTTCTGGTGATGCTGCTGATAGGTATCTAGTATGTCTTGCACCATTTGATGTGGTGAAGTTTTGTAATCCAAATGCATCAATTGAGCGATCTTTCTTGATAGTGTATTCACTACCACCACTGATACCTAGATTCCTTACAGAGAATACATCTTCTTCTGTTGGAGTTGGTGTTGGTACACCTGTAACTGTCAATGTTGTTAGAGCAGTTACGTTACCTAAGTTATCAACTGAGAATGATGGGTCACATGCTAGTGTTGTGATAACATTCTCTGGGCAGGATGTTGGATACAAGAAGAAGTCTCCTCTTGCAAGTACACCAGCATCCCAGTTAATTAGACCTGAGTGATCAGCATGTCCGTCATCGTTAACAAACTGGAATAGTTTTGTCTGTTTGACACTATCGTAGATTACGAAGTTACCACCCTCTAGAGTTAAGTTGTCTGTAACAGTTAGACTACCTTCTCTATATGACTTAGCACCATCACCAAGTTGCTCATCCATCTGAGCAGTATGGTTCTTACCATATAACCTACCATTTACATTGGTTAATATCTCAACACCAGTAGATGTATTACTAAATCTCAACCACTGTTTGTAATCTAGTTTTGTTTGTGAGATATATCCTCTCTCTAGAATTACAGATAAGTAATCAGTTGGAACTCCTGCTGCTAATCTTTGTCTGATCTGAGCATCAACCACTAGAGATTGTCTCTCATGTTTGATAACTCTTCTAACAACATCAGATTGCTGATGACTCATCTCAACTGTGCCTTCCTGTGCTCTAGTTGCAACGATTGTATTCGTTCCATCTACAACATCAGTGATTGTCATAAATTCAATCTGACCAGTTGTGCTAGTAAATGATGTTAGAGGTCCTACAGCGATTAAGTCACCAACTGTAAACTTACCAGTTCCTTCTCCAATCTGCTGTACAGCAATTTGTAATGTTCCTGATCCAGTACCAGTAGCAGTTGATATGATAGTTGAACTAGCACCGTTTGACTGTATACTTGTTGGATCTGCATAATAACCATATGTGACTATGTTATCATCATTCAATGCTGATGGTAAATTAGCATTTGTAAGAATACCAGCAGCACTTGACCATGCTAAGTTAAGATCAAATCTACCAGCATGTGTACCAATTGTTGTTGTACCTGAGCATGTATCAACATCAAATGTAGTGTTGTTACCACCATCAGTTGCTGATATTCTCTCGTTTCTTTGTGCTTTGAATGTACCTCCACTGACTGAGGAAGAACCAATTATAGTTCTACTTAAGTAAACAGCACCACCAAATACAAAGTCAACAGTAGTATCTTGGAATATCTTAAGTGGTGATGAGTCTGTAACAACAGAAACTACATCTCCTCTCTGAATATCAGCAATTGTCTTGCCAGAAGTTGTGACTGATACATTTGTAATTACATTAGTACCAGCATTTGTATTTCCAGTAAACTCAACAGTTCCTAGAGTTCCACAACCACCATCCATGTTAAGTGATGAGTTGATTGTTAGAACTGAGCCAGGTATGTTTGGATTACCAACCTGTACCTCACCAGTTACAGAATCAACTATGAATACATCCTCATCTGGGTCAGCACAATTAGAAATTCTAAACTTCTGTCTCTGTTGAGCAAGAGGTGTGATAACCTTGATATATTCTGGAACTTTTGGTGAGTCATCTCTATCAACAATAACATAATCGTTGTTTGTTAGGTTACCACCAAACTCAGAGAGATATACTGGGTCAGTTGCACTGGTATCATTATCAAGTGCTTGCTCTGTCCATGTAGCATCAAACTGTACATTAACTTTGTATATTGGTGTAGTATCAACGTGATTACTTAATACACCACCAAATGCACCGAATGG